CGCGCGCCCGCCTTCACCCGTGCTGGGTGGGGCGGCGCATCGAATGGCAGGCACAATATCCCCCTACTGGATCGAACACGAACCCCGACTGATCGCTGAAGCGCGCAAGCGCATGGTGGACGGCGTCATGCCGATGCGCGGCTGGACGGAGATCTCAAAACTGTTCCCCGGCAAATCGGCAGAGCGCTGCCAGCAGCAATACGCCCGCGCCGTGCAGAGCGGCCGGGCTGACAACCCGCCGGCGCGCACCCCGCCGAAAGACCCCATCGTCGAGGAGGCCGAGCGGCGCGATCGCGTGCGCCGGCTGAAGGAAGAGCAGGAGTTGCTGAAGGCGGTGGCCGGCGAGAAGAGCCTGCGGGCCTTCCTTGAGGCACTGGCAGACAAGGCCGCCGCGCGCTTCACGGCGCCGCCGGCATACAGGCCACCCAAGGCCCCGAAGCACGCCACACGCGAGTCGATGGGCTTGCTTCTCTCCGACTGGCACAGCGCCGAGCTGATCAGCCGTGAAGGCACGCGCGGCATCAACGAATACAACGCGCAGATCACCTCGCAGCGCGCCCGGCGCGTCATCGAAAGCGCGATCTCGATCAAGAGCAAACTGGAAGCCGGCGGCTGGCGCTTCGACGAGCTGGTGGTCGGCATCAACGGCGACTTCGTGCCGGGCACGATTCACGAAGCCGAAAAGCACACCGACGCGGAGAACATCGTGCTGAACGTGCACGGCACCGCATGGATCCTCGCGCAGGCCCTGCGCGACCTGGCCGCGGCATATCCGCGCGTGCGGGTGTATTGCCTGTCCGGCAACCACGGCCGGCTGCCGGATGCCAAGCGCATGCAGCAGAAGGAGCCGCTGCGCAACTGGGACACGCTCGTGTATCTGTATGCGAAGGCGTTTTTGAGCAACCTCACGAACATCGAATGGCACATCCCGAATGCTTACTCGTGCCTGTTCGCCGTGCAGGGCTTCACGTTCGGCATGATGCATGGCCACGACATCAAGGGCTGGGCCGGCATTCCCTTCTACGGCATCCAGCGCTCGACGAGGAACCAGAACGCGCTCGAGGCGGCGCGGCGCAACACGATCAACTACTGGCTGATCTCGCACTTCCACTCGCAGTCGTCGCTGCCGCAGGCCGCCGGCGAGGTGTTCATCAACGGCTCATTGTGCGGCGGCACTGAGTTCACAGTGAATGGCATGGGCGCGGCGGATCCGCCGAACCAGCTCATGTTCGGCATCCACCCCGAGCATGGCGTCACGCACCGCTGGCCGCTGTATGCCAGCACGGAGCCGGATGCGCCGGCGTATGACATGGGCGGGTGGGAGATTGGTTGATTTGTATATACACAGGAGGCACACATGCTGATCTATCTCGCAGGACCGTATTCAAGCGACCCCGACGGCAACACCGAGAAAGCGGCGGCGATCGCTGCGGAGCTGTGGCGCGCCGGCCATGCCGTGATCTGCCCGCACACCAACAGCCATCTCGTGTCCGAGTTCGCGCCGGAGATCACGCACCGGCAATGGCTCGACGGCGACCTGAACATGATCGCGCGCGTCGATGCGATGGTGATGATGGAAGGGTGGCGCGACAGCAAAGGCGCGGTCGAAGAGCACACCTATGCCTCATCGCTCGGCATGCCCATTTACTATGCGCCCGATCTGCCGGCGCTGCACATCACCGAGGTGCGCTGCCCGGAGCAGGCGCGGGCCTTCCGCGAGATGATGGGCCGGATGTATCGCACGCACCTGTCGAAGAACGCGGATTACTCGCCGGCGAACATCCTGGCGACAGGCGAGATCGGCCTGGCCACGCGGCTGTGGGACAAGATTGCGCGCCTGATGAACCTGCTCGGCTTTCGCTTTGACATCAATCCAGACAGCGTGCGCTTCGAAGCGCCGCGCGCGCCGAAGAACGAATCGATCGACGACACGCTCATCGACGCGGCGGTGTATGCGGTGATAGGGGCATTACTTCGCAAGGGCAAGTGGGGCAGATGACCTAAAAGGTCATATAATCAAATCACTTAAATAAAAGGCAGTCGCTGTTGCGCCCGCCGACCTCGTGATGAGGTTGGCGGGCGCTTTGCATTTTCCGCCGTAAACAAATCGTGGACGAGCTGAAGGCATTCCATGTGATCTCCGTGAAGCTCCTGATCGAGCAGCGAGGCGAGGACGAAGGCCGCGCGGTGAGTGAGCAGGCGCAGGTCGCAGTGGATGCCGCGTGCACCCTCCTCCAGCACGTCACCGGCCGGGAAACGCGCAACAGGGCACTGGTTCTGGAGCCGATTCGACTGATCGAGCCGGCTTCGCAAGGAGCAAACGATGACCGCAACTGAACTGTCCGCAATCGCCGGCGTGATCCTGTCGCTGGCCTTCTCGTATCTCCCCGGCTTGTCGGGCTGGTTCGACGGGAAGAACCCGACCGAGAAGCGCCTCCTCATGGCCGTCGTGCTGCTGGTCGCAACCGCCGCAATCTTCGGCCTGAGCTGCGCCGGCGTGCTCACGGTGGCCTCGTGCGACCAACCCGGCGCCGTTGGGCTGGTGACCGCGCTCATCGCCGCGCTCGTGGCCAACCAGGCGACCTACACGATCAGCCCGAAAGGCTGAATTGCATCAGGGTGTAAAGGGCAGACACCGTGGATCAAACCGTAATCGTTATTTTGGACATTGCAAGGCTGGTGCTGGTGGCCATCGCTGCGTCGTTCGGCTCGACTGCAGCACTGGTGCGGCACTTCGGGCGGCGCGAGGACATCGACCGCGCCGAGATCGCCAGGTTGAAAGAGAACGAGGTGCGCCAGGACCGGAAGATCGAGGATCTAGAGATTCAGGTCAAGACGCTGACCGCATTGATGCGCGCGAATGGGCACGACCCAAACGCCTACAGCGCCGCCCCAGCAGCCGGCTAGGCGGCGCGGTCGCGCGTGAAACGCTGCTGAGCCGGCTGGCGAATGAATTCAACAACGACGAGATCGACGACCTGAGACTGAAACTCGGATGGAAGCAGGACGAACTCTGGAGCGACGACGCCACGATCAACGAGCGCGCCCGCGTGCTGGTCGAAGCGTGCACACGCCATGGCGCGCTGCCCTCGCTCTTGCGGCTCGTCGAGACCGTGCGGCCGCCGCCCTCGTGACGGTGCTCGTGGCCCTTGCCGCCGGCGCCGGCGTCCGCCTGATCGAGCAGGTTGGCGACGCGATGTGCAAGACGGCCGTGCAGCGCGTCCAGGTGAATCCGCCGTCCGATTACACCGTGACGTATTCGCCCTGCGCGGCGCTGGCCGGCGGCGCATGGGAAGTCGCAAGCTGGCCGTAATCATCGGGAACACCCCAAGGAGAACCGTGAAAGGAAGAATCGTTGCATCTTCGGTGCTGTTTATCACTGCGCTGGTCATCGCTGCGTGGCGGCCCGCCACAAGCGACGCCAACACCGGCTACAACGCCGCGCCCTACACCTCGCGCTACCAGGCGGTCGCCCAGCAGGTGGCGACGGTCGCCGCCGAGGAGCGCGTGAGTGCGCTTGAAACGCGCATCGCCAACCTGGAGGGTTTCGTCGACGGCGCGGTGAATCGCATCAACGAGCAGGAGAAGCGCATCTACGCGCTCGAGCTGCTCGCCTATCTCACGCCGACGCTGACCCCGACGCTGACCCCGACCAGCGCACCCACCGCGCAGCCCAGCGCCACACCCATCGCCGGCTCGATCATCTTTCGCGGCATCGCGGCGGGCACGGCGATCAACGGCGTGGCGAACATCGAAGCCATTGTTGAAGGCGTGACGCCGGCCACGGTGGTGTTCAGTCTCGCCGGCGCGGCAACAGACACGCGCACAGAAGCCGTCGCGCCATATTTCTACTTCGGCGACTTTCAAGGCGCGCCGTTCGGCTGGGACACCAAGGCATTCCCCAACGGCAACTACACGCTGACCGCGATTGCATACGACAGCGCCGGCAACGCATTGACACCGGCCAGCGCTATTTCATTCAGCATCGACAACGCCGCGCAACCCACTGCACAGCCCACCGCGCAACCCAGCGCCACGCCCATTCCGCCGACGGCCACACCCGCCGCCGTGTCCACGCCACTGCCGTCTGGCGTGACGCGCTGTGCTGTGCACGACCCGCGCATGTGGCACGGTTTGTATGACCCTGAGAACAACTGCTATCACGACCATGAGCACGGGCAGGATCCGCATGCGCTCGACGACGTGTTCGGCACGGATATTTACAAGACGATGGGCGGCTTCGAGCTTGGCTACCCATGGCAAACAAGCATGACGATGCCCAGCGGCCACATCATGATGGAAAACGATGTGTGGCCGAACGGCAAGCACCAGGGCTACAAGATCGTCACGCGTGAAGGCATGCCGTGCCGGAGCGTGTTCGGCTCTCAACTGTGCGTCACCGACATGCGCTTCTGGGTGCATTTCGTTGGCAGCGAGCTGGACGCCAATGCGCAGCGACACAGCTTCTACGGTGAGGCGCGCGTGTGCGAAGTGGCTAACCCGGCGCGCTGCGGCATTATCCGCGCCGGCCGGCACCTCAACTTCGGCACCATCGTGCTGGATGGCCAGCCGCTGGGGCCGGAGGTGTGCCGCACAAACGGCAAGCTGCACTATTACAACACCGGCAACCGCAACTTCGTGACCTGGTATCCCTGCGATGATCAGGTGTTGAGTGTGTCGGTGCAGGCATCCGACACGTGGGATTACTTCACGCCCGGCGCGATGCCAAGAAACGGCATTTCGCTCTGCACCGGCCAGAGCAGCGCCGACAACTACAACCTCGCAGAGAACCGGCGCGTGTATGCAAACACCTGCGGCAACGACAACTCGAAGCGCCAGCTGCACGGCGTGTTCGGGCAGACGCCTTCGAGCATCAGCGGCGCGACGGTTGCGAACGGCCTGATCACCTACAAGGGCTTCACGAACCGCTTCGGGCAGATCGTGCAGGGCTGCACGATGGCCGCGCCGGATTGCATCCCCTACGAACTGCAGAACGTGCCGGCGGGCAAGTCGCTGCAATACAGGGACGACTTCTTCACCGATCAGCCGGCGAAGAACATGCCGCCGGGCGTGAAGGCGCAAATGCTGGGGGTCGAGCTGGAGCACGACCCGCGCCCAGATCTGCGATTGATTCAATACCCGAACTGACAAGCGAACTGACAAGTGAGCTGACAAGCGAACGGATAAGCATTGCCGGCGCGTCGTGTGGCGCGCCGGCGTTCAGGAGAACGATACAACTATGGCCATACAACTTTCAACGAACGTCCGAAACGCGCGCCTGGATGCGATTGAAACCGCGATCGGCACCGGCGCCATTCTGCGCATCTATGACCTGTCGGGCGCGGCGCCGGCCAACTGCGCCGCCTCGATCACCGGCACCGTGCTGGTCGAGATGACGCTGCCGAGCGACTGGATGGCCGCCGCGTCGGGCGGCAGCAAGGCGAAGAGCGGCACCTGGGAAGACACCTCGGCCAACGCCGACGGCGTCGCCGACTTCTTCCGGCTCTTCGCCAGCGACGGCACCACCTGCCACCTGCAGGGCACGGTGACCACCACCGGCGGCGGCGGTGACATGACGCTCGTTAACACGAGCATCAACACCACCCAGCCCGTGACGATCAGCGGCTTCACGCTCAACGACGCCAACGCATAAACCTGCGCAAAGACCTGCGCCTAAACCTGCGCATAGGAGCTTAATTGACAGCTGCTCCCGCCGCCGTCGCCACCAACAGCTATTCCTCGGCCACATCGTCGCCCAGCGTCACGATGCCGTCTGGCATCTCGGCCGGCAACCTGCTGCAGACGAGTCTGATGCTGGACTCTGGCTCCAGCCTTTCTATCACGCCGCCGACTGGCTGGGCACTCGTTCACCGCGCTGACAACGGCACCGGCTCGTTTTTGGTCGCGGTGTATGAACGCATCGCGGATGGGAGCGAGGCGGGCAGCTACACCTACACCCTGGGCAGCAGCGTCGTCGGCTCGGCTCAAACAGTTCGTTACACGGGGCATGATGCGTCGTGGAGTGACGCGACGGTGTTATCCAACACCGGCCTGTCGGAACAAATTTCCGCCTACGGTGTCACGACCAACACCGATGACGCGCTGTTCGTCATCATCGTCGGTGTAGACAGCACGAGCAACATCCCGTCACTGCCAAGCGGCTGGACGGACATTAGCAACGGCAACGGCACCTCGCGCGGCTGGCGGATTTGTTCGAAGGTGATGCCCACCGCCGGATGGTATGGCGGGAATGTCGTTTTTACGCAGGGCTCATCGCGTCATTGGGCGACTGTCGCACTCGCGATCAAGCCCGGGTCGAGCGCAGCAACTGCGACACTCGATGCCACGCTGGGCGCGCTGACCACCACGGCCGCCGGCAACACCACCGTCGAAGGCCAGGCGAACACCACGCTGGGCGCGCTGACCACGTCAGCCACCGGCAGCTCGTCGATCGATGGCCAGGCGAACAACACGCTCGGCGCGTTGACTGCCGCCGCGACCGCCGTCACCTCTATTGCAGGCGCGGTGAATGCCACGCTCGGCGCGTTGACTTCGGCGGCAGCCGGCAACGCCACCGTCGAGGGGCAGGCCAACATTACGCTGGGCGCATTGACAGCCGCCGGCGCGGCAGTCTCCTCGATTGATGGCCAGGTGAACGCCACCCTGGGCGAGCTGACCGCATCGTCGGATGGCAATGTGGCCGTCGCCGGCGCTATGAATGTGACGTTTGGCGCGCTGACGGCCACCATTGAGGGCGGATCCTCAATCGATGGTCAGGTGAACGCCACGCTCGGCGCGCTGACCGCATCCAGCGCCGGCCATGCGCTCGTCGAGGGCCAGGCCAGTATCACGCTGGGCGCATTGACAGCCGCCGGCGCGGCAGTCTCCTCGATTGATGGCCAGGTGAACGCCACCCTGGGCGAGCTGACCCTGGTGGCCACGGGTGAAGTCCAGGACGGCACCATCACCGGCGCGCTGAACGCCACGCTGGGTGAACTGACTGCTGACAGTGCCGGCAACTCCAGCATTGAAGGCCAGGCGAGCAACACGCTTGGAGCGCTGTCGGTTGCGGCCGCCGGCGTCTCCTCGATCGATGGCCAGGCCAGCATCACGCTCGGCGCGTTGACCGCGTCGTCAGATGGCAATGTGGCCATCGCCGGCGCCCTGAATGCCACGCTTGGCACGCTGACGGTTGCAGCCGCCGGCGGCGTGGGTGTGGTGGGCGAGGTGACTGCAACCCTCGGCGCACTCGCGCTGGTGGCCACAGCTGAAAGCGACCCGTCGCTGATCGAGGGTGAAGTCAACGTCACGCTGGGGGCACTGACCACCACGGCCGCCGGCAACATCGAGGTCATTGGTATCGCCAGTATCACGTTGGGTGCGTTGATTGTGATGGCAGCTGGCAGTCTTGGCTTGAACGCCAATATCTGGCAGGGGCAGCGGGACCCGGATGCATGGCAGGGTGCGCGCTCGGCGGCCACGTGGCCAGGCGCGCGAGACGATGGCCCATGGGAGGGCACATGACCACAGCAAGAGAGATCGGTGATCCCATTCGACGAGGATCCAGCGAGCTGGGCGCATTCAGTTACCAGCCCAACAAGAGCGGCACCTACACCGCTGCATCGGTGGTTGCATACATCGACACCACAGATGAGGACGTGACGACGGATGTGTTTGCAAGCGGGGCTACTGTTACTGCGAGCGGCACGCCGACGGTGATCACCACATCAGCGGTGAAGGCGGGGGGCATCAAGCCGGAGCAGGTGCTGCGCATTCACTTCAGGTATTCCGTAGACAGCGTGCCCTATGACGAGTTCAGGCGCGTTGTTGTGGAGAAGTAGGGGGCGTGCAGGGCGGCATGGTCAAGGCAACAGGGGCAGTCACAACAGAGCGGGGCGGCAGTGTGCGGCGGGCGCGCCGGCCGTGCGCCACGCCTGGCTGTGCCGGGTTGGTAGACATGGAACGTTACTGCGAAGCATGCAGGTCGAAGGTCGAGCAACGGGATCGAGAGCGACGAGGCAGCGCAGCGCAGCGCGGATATGACGCACGGTGGCGCCGGCTCAGGCGGATGATGCTGAATGACCAGCCGCTGTGTGCCGATCCCTTCGAGGTTCATGGCGACGATGTGGTGCTGGCCAGCGAGGTCGATCACATTGTTCCAAAGCGCCGCGGCGGGCCGGACACCCCTGCCAATCTGCAATGTTTATGCAAGGCCTGTCACAGCAGGAAGACGATGGCGGAGCAGCGCGGGGAGGGGGATGGTGAATCTCTGGCCGTTCCATGCTGAGACCGCCCGGAAGCCCTACGCGCGCGTGCGCAGGTTTTTTCGAGTTTCCATGGTGACGGAAGGTTGATGTATGGGTAGGCGAGGACCAAAGCCGACGCCGACGGCGATTAAAAAAGCGAGGGGCAACCCCGGCAAGCGGCGCTTGAATGACAAAGAGCCGAAGCCGCGTCCGTTGCCGGCGAAGCGGCTTGCGGCAAAGAAGCGCGATCCGCTCATCGATGGCCTGGCCGACTTCCATGCGCGCTACGGCAAGCTGCTGCGCGAGCTGGGTGTGCTGACCGAGGCCGACGAGGCCGCGTTTGACATGATGGCCGTGCACTGGTCACTCGCGCGCGAAGTGGCGCAGCTCATCCGCAAGGAAGGCCTGCGTGTGAAGGATGAAAACGGGTTGGATCGCAAGCATCCGCTGCTGCAGGTGCTGCGGGACAACAGCGCGGCGTTCAGGCAGTATGCGGCGGAGTTTGGCATGACGCCGAGCGCGCGGTCGAGCCTGCATGTCGAGAAGAAAGAAGAAGAAAAGACACTGGCGGAGATGTTGTTTGACGGCGTCGATGAGACGAAGGTGGCAGGGCGGGATGCGCAGCGCGGCGGAGGTTGATGGGTGTTCCAGCGGTGAGCGGACAAGCTTTCAGGCAGTCCTTCTACACACCACCCATCAAGCCGCCCAACGATCATCCCGCGATGCCCGCGCGCAACAATATTGTATACGAGTATACGATTTAAGATGAGCAGCGACACCAGCGAGTTTTATTTCGACGAGAAGGCAGCGCAGATTGCGTGCAACTTCTTCGAGCGGCTCCTGCGCCACTCCAAAGGCGAGTGGGCGGGCAAGCCATTCTCGCTGCTCGACTGGCAAAAGCGCGACATCATCCGGCCGCTGTTCGGCTGGAAGCGCGCGAGTGACAACACGCGCCGGTATCGCACCGCCTATATCGAGATCCCGCGCAAGAACGGCAAGTCCACCATTTCAGCCGGCATCGCGCTGTGCCTCCTGTATGCCGACGGCGAGCCGGCTGCTGAGGTTTACAGCGCGGCTGCAGATCGCGACCAGGCGAGCATCGTGTTCGAGGAGGCCAAGCGCATGGTCGACGCGTCGCCCGAGCTCAAGAAGCGCTCGAACGTATACAAGCGCTCGATCTATGTGGGGGAGTCGATGTCGAGCTACAAGGTCCTGAGCGCGGACGCGCCGACCAAGCACGGCTTGAACGCCCACGGCATCATCTTCGACGAGCTGCACGCCCAACCGAATCGCGAGCTGTGGGACGTGCTGACCACGTCGACTGGCGCGCGCCGGCAGCCGCTCACGGTGGCAATCACCACGGCCGGCTTTGACCGCAACTCGATCTGCTATGAGCAGCATGAATACGGCCGCCAGGTGCTTGAAGGCATCATCGACGATCCGACCTTCTTCGCTTACATCGCAGCCGCCGACGAGAAGGACGATTGGACGGCGCCGGCGACGTGGACAAAGGCCAACCCTTCGCTCGGCCAGACCGTGAAGCTGGAATACCTGGAAGGGGAATGCCGGAAGGCGCGGGCATCGCCGGCCTACCAGAACACGTTCAGGCGATTGCATCTGAATCAGTGGACGCAGCAGGAAACGCGCTGGCTTGACCTGCAGGCATGGGACAAGTGCGGCGAGCCGTTCGACGCGAAGCTGCTCGAGGGCGCGCAGTGCTATGGCGGGCTCGACCTGGCCTCGTCGAGTGACATTGCATCCTTCGTGCTCGACTTCCCGAATGAAGCGGGCGAGGATGAAATGCACACGATCCTGCCGTTCTTCTGGATCCCACAGGACAACCTGATCGAGCGCGCGAGAAAAGACCGCGTGCCTTACGACGCCTGGCAGCGCGCCGGCCTGATCCGCACCACGCCCGGCAACGTGATCGACTACGGGCGGATTGTGCGCGACATTGAGGAACTGGCCGAGATATACAACATCCGCGAGATCGCCTTCGACCGCTGGGGTGCGTTCCAGGTCAGCCAGCAGCTCGAAGGGGCAGGGCTGACGATGGTCGGCTTCGGCCAGGGCTTCAACTCGATGAGCGGGCCGACAAAGGAATTGCTACGCCTGGTGCTCGACGGCAAGCTCAGGCACGGCGGCCATCCTGTCTTGCGATGGATGGCTGACAACGTCGTGGTGAGCACGGATCCGGCCGGCAATGTCAAGCCGAACAAGCAGAAGTCGCGGGAGAAGATCGACGGCATCGTCGCCGGCATCATGGCGCTGGATCGCGCGATGCGGCATCAAAGCACAGTGAGCGTATATGAACAGCGGGGCATCCGCGAGGTTTAACAGGGTGTAAAAACATGGGCATTCGAGAATCGCTTCTTTCAGTCTGGGACGGCTTCTGGGGCGCGCCGGCCGCCACCGAGCTCAGGGCGCGCGAGGTGCCGCCCGGGCCGATCGGCGAGCCTGTGGTGCTCAATGACTTTCTGAGCCTGGGGCTGACGCCGGGCGCATCCGTCACGCCGTCCAGCGCAATCACCAACACGGCCGTGCTCGGCTGCGTGATGGTCTTGTCGCAGTCTGTCGCGTCGTTGCCGCTGATCACGTATCGCCGCACCGCCGACGGCAAGGAGCGCGCCAGCAGCCACGCGCTTTACACGGTCCTGCACAGCCTGCCCAACCCGGAGATGACCTCATTCGACCTGCGCGAGACGCTGATGATGCACCTTACGCTGTGGGGCAACGCTTACTGCGAGATCGAGATGAACCGGCGCGGCGACGTGCTCGCGCTGTGGCCGCTGCGGCCGGATCGCACCTGGCCGGCGCGCCACGACGACGGCCAGCTCTGGTATCACACGCGCCTGCCGAACAACCGCGAGGTCGCGCTGCCGAAATATCGCGTGTGGCACATCCGCAACCTGAGCGTCGGCGGCATCATGGGCATGAGCCCGATCGCGCTCGCGCGCGAAGCCATCGGACTCAGCAAGGCCGGCGAGGAGCTGGGCAACCGCTTCTTCGCCAATGGCGCAAAGCCCGGCGGCGTGTTGCAGCATCCCGGCAAGCTGAGCGACGAGGCCTACGACCGCCTGAAGGGCTCGTGGGAAGCGCGGCACCAAGGCCTGGATAACGTCAACCGTGTGGCCATTCTGGAAGAGGGCATGCAGTGGAAGGATGTCGGCATGCCGCTCGACGACGCGCAGTTTCTGGAAACGCGCAAGTTCCAGATCGGCGAGATTGCGCGCGTCTTCCGCGTGCCACCGCACATGATTCAGGATCTCGACCGTGCGACGTTCTCCAACATCGAGCACCAGGGCATCGACTTCGTGACGTATTCGCTCACGCCGTGGCTGGTGCGCATCGAGCAGTCGATCTCGCGCGACCTGGTCGGCCCCATCGAGCGCAACGCCATCTTTGCCGAGTTCATGATCGACGGCTTTCTGCGCGGCGACATCGCCAGCCGCTACAGCGCCTACAGCATCGGCCGGCAGTGGGGCTGGTTGAGCCGCAACGACATTCGGCGCATGGAGAACATGAACCCGATCGAGGGCGGCGACGACTACCTCACGCCGATGAACATGACCGTGCTCGGCGAGGAGCCGCCGGCGCCCCAACCGCCGCCGCAGGTCGAGCCGCCGGCAACACCACCGGCGGATTCGCCATCAGATCAACCGCCGGCAGACACCAACGCCCAGCGCGCCCTGCGCACGCTGATCTTTGACGCCTGCAGGCGCATTGCGGATCGGGCAACAGATCGCGACCGCAAGCACATCCCATGGGTGGAGGATGTTGTGCGGCCGCTGGTGCGCGCCACGAATCCTGAATACAACGAGAAAGACGTTGAAGATGTCACCCAATACTTCGCGAGTGTTTGGTATAACGTGCCTGGCATTGACCACGCCACGTTGGCCGAACGGATCTTGGATTGGCCAACGCTTGAACCAAATTAGTCCTATAATCCAGACACACAAATAAAAGGCCGTCGCAACCTTGCGCCCGCCAACCTCGTGATGAGGTTGGCGGGCGCTTTTGCTTTTCCGGCCTGGAGGCAATCGCAATGAACAAACGACCGGCTGAGATTCCAGCCAACGACCGAGAGATTCGCATGCTCCCCGTGCGCGAGTTGCGCGTGGCGCAGGAAGGCGATGCGCCGGCGAAGCTGGTGGGCTACGCCTCCGTGTTCAACGCGTGGTCGGAGGATCTCGGCGGCTTTCGCGAGCGCGTTCAGCCGGGCGCATTCAGCAATGCCGTGAAAGCCTCGGACGTGCGCGCGCTGATCAATCACGATCCATCGCTCATTCTGGGCCGCACCAAGAACGGCACATTGTCGGTGCGCGAAGACGACACCGGCCTGTGGATGGAAGTGACGCTGCCCGACACGCAGTATGCACGCGACCTCGCCGAGAGCGTCAAGCGCGGCGACATCGACCAGATGAGCTTTGGCTTTTCGGTCCTGAATGACGACTGGGTGTGGGCGGACGATGGCACGATCCGACGCACCATCATCGAAGTTGACCGGCTCTACGACGTAAGCCCGGTCACCTATCCCGCCTACCCGCAGACGAGCGTGAGCGCGCGCAGCCGCCTCACCGAGCTGCAGGCGGGCAACCAGAACAGTGAACACCAGCGCGCAGCCGAGCAGGAGCAAGGCCAGGCGGCCAGCATGCAGGCTGAGCGTGAAGCGGAGCGCCAGGCGGCGCAAGAGCTGATGCGCATGAGGCTGCGGATCGCTGACGTTGAACTTTGATCCCGCACGGGATCGCATTCTTTCACAGGAGATTTACAGAAATGAACAAGCGCGAATTGATGCAGAAGCGCGCGAGCCTCATCGACAGCGCCAAGGCAATCGCCGAAGGCCCGCAGACCGATGAGACCCGCGCCGCCTTCGACGAGATCATGAAGCAGGCTGAGGCGCTGAAAGGCGACATCGCCCGCGTCGAGAAGCTGGAAGCCGAGCAGGCCGAACTGGCGCAGCCCGAGGGTGCGCCGGCCGCCAAGCCGGAGACCCGCGAGGTCAACGGCGCGCCGGCGGTCAACAAGACCAAGCCCGGCGACAGCGAGTCCCGCGCCCTGGCGCACTACATCCGCACTGGCGACCTGAGCCGCGAGCTGCGTGCCTCGAACGACACCGACATGAACATCGGCACGCCGGCCGACGGCGGCTATGCCGTGCCCACCGGTCACTACCAGGGCATCATCGCCAAGCGCAACGAGGGCATGCTGGCCCCGCGCCTCGGCGTGCTGCGCATCCCTGGCCAGGGCACCACGGTCAACGTCACCACGGACAACGGCACTGCCAATGAGTTCGTTTCGACGAACGAAGGGTCCGCCTTTGATCGCGACGCGGCGGCGCTGGGCCGCGTGCAGATGACGCTGGTGAAATACACCAAGAAGGTGCAGCTGTCGGTCGAGCTCCTGCGTGACGAGGATGCGAACCTGCTCAACTTCCTGAACGACTACGTTGGGCGCGCCATGGCGATCACCCACAACAAGCTGTTGTTCACTGAGGTGCTGGCCAACGGCACGAGCGTCACGCTCGGCGCGGCTGCGGCTGCGTCCGCCGGCGACATCCCCAAGGTGGTGTATTCGCTAAAGTCTGAGTATGCCGACGCCGCGAAGTGGGTGTTCCCGCGCGCGAACGAAGGCGCTTACCGCGCGCTGACCGGCAACAACTGGCAGTTCGTGGCGACGCCGCCCGGCTCGGTTGCCGGATCCACGCTGTGGGGCTTCCCGGTCTTCAACTCCGAGCAGGCCATCGCGGCCATCGGCGCCGGCAACAAGTCGAGCGTGTTCGGCGATTTCGGCTACGTCGGCCTGCGCGAAAGCAGCGGCTTCCAGATCCTGCGCGATCCGTATTCTGCGGCGGGCACGGGGCAGGTCAACCTGTTCTATTACTTCGACGCGGTCTACAAGGTCCTGCAGGCTGAGGCAGTCCTCTACGGCAAGCACCCGACGGCGTAAGCCTTTGGTGTAGACGAATGGCGCGCGTTCTGGTGGCCGTCCCGTATCGCGACTCCACGCCTGCCGTCTTCCTCCGTGGGACATGCGAGCACTTCACTCGCATGTCCCACCGGGAGAAGAGCCTGGCGCTGGTGCCCAACGCGTTCCCGCGTGAGGCGCGCAAATATGGCCCGAACGCCCGGGCGCGCAACCATCTCATCGACACGTGCCTGTGCGAATCGCACACGCATGTGCTGTGGCTGGATGTCGACCTGGTCGACGTGCCGGCCGATTTGATCGAGCGGCTGCTCGCGATCTCTGAAACGGACATCGTCGCGCCGTTTGTGTTCATGGAGACGCTCGACGAGCGCAAGCCGCCCAGCATGGAGAACGGCGGATGGTTCTATGACACCGGCGGCTTCATCCAGGACGGGCGCGATGCGAGCGCATGGCCGCCACATTTCCGTGGAAATACACGGCTGATGGAGCTGGATAGCGTCGGTTGCTGCTACCTGTCGCCGGCGCAGTTGTATCGCGAAGGCCTGCGTTATCGGCCCAACGGCGACGACGTGGAGCACAAGTCGTTCATGGCCGCAGCGCGCGAGCGCGGCGTGAAAGCGCTGGCCACAAGCGAGATCGTGGTGAAGCACGCGTATCTGCCCCGCTTCGGCGAGGCCTGGCATTGAGCGCAAACATGAAGCTGATGATCTTCACGCCCACCTGGACAAAGCCGGATGGATCCGATGCGATCCACCCCGACTGCCGGCGTTCGGTCGAGGCGCAGAAGATCAACGGCGAGATCGAGTGGGTGATCGGGCGCGACAACCCGTTCGGCGCAGGCGACCTGCGCAACGTCGCGCACCAGTATGTGAAGGCGCGCGAGCGCTTTCTGGCCAGCGACTGCGACGCGCTGCTCACGTTCGAGCATGACATGGTGCTGCCGGCGGGCGCTGCGCAGGCGCTGATCGACACGCCGGCCGACGTGGTGTATGGCGTCTACCTGCTCCGGCATGACACCTTCGTGATCAATGCCTTCAGGTATGAGAACGACGTGAACCTTGGCATGAGTCTGTCGCGTTACCCGGCCGAGCTGGCCGCGGCGCGGCGCGCCGGCGTGGCGCGCGTGAGCGGGGTGGGGCATGGCTGCACGCTCTTTCGCCGGCATGTGCTGGAGAAGATCGCCTTTCGCGAAGGCGACGCGATGAACGTGGCGCCGGACATCCCGTTCGCAGAAGACGCGCTGCGGGCCGGGTTCGTCAGCATGGCGCGATTTGATGTGGAGGTTGTGCACATGGATGGTGACCAGGCGCTCACGCCGTATCAGGCGAGCGAGCGCGCAATGTATATCGCCCGCGAAACCGTGAACGCGATCGACGGCGAAGGGCGGTTCACCCGGCTGGTCGAGGGCGAGGTGATCAAGCTGACGGTGGCGCAGGCGAAACCGCTGGTTGCCGCCGGCTACCTGAACGTGCCCGACTACATCGCGTTTGCGTTTGAAGGGAAGCCTGAGCCAGATGAAGCGGAGCCCGTCAACGTGCAGGTGCAGATCGATGGCCAGACCATTGACGAAGTGCAGGTAACCGCGCCCAGGCGCAAGCGGAGCAAATAGCATGAGCGAACAAGCAGAGACTCAAGCAGAAATGCCGGCGAAGGTGTGGGTGAAGGTGCTCCTGCCGTGCGTGATCGCCGGCGGCGTGTGGCACACCGGCGCCGTGCTGCAGGTGGAAGGCGAGGAGGCCGCGCAGCTGCTGAACCAGAAGCTTGTGCAGCCATGGTCGCCGCCGGCGGAGCGCGCCGATGCGCCGCCCCAGCGAGGCGAAGGATGACACCCGCCATGAACCTGCAGCGCGTCACGCAGCCGCTGTATGAGCCTGTCAATGTGGACGACCTCATGCAGCATTCCCGCATCGACAGCGATGCCGAATACACGTATGTGCTGTCGCTGATCCAGGCTGCGCGCGAGCACGTCGAGGACGAGCTGCGACGCACGCTGATGCCGACCACGTGGGAATGGACGCTGGACGCCTGGCCGGCCGTGCCGGTCGAGATCCCGCGCGCGCCCCTGCGGAGCATTGTGTCGATCCGATACACCGATGAAGACGGCGTGGAGGCCACCTATTCATCCGCCAACTACTACATCGACACTGGGAGCGAGCCGGGCCGGCTGATGTTGAAGCCGAATGCGGACTGGCCGGCGGTTGACCTGCAGGCCATTGCCGGCGTGAAGATCCGCTATGTGGCGGGCTACGCCGACCTGCTCGATGCCGATTCAACGCAGGCTGAGATCACCGCGGCGCGCAATGCGATCCCGATGCGGCACCGCCAGGCGATCCGGCTGATCGCGGCGCATTTGTATGAGAACCGCGAGGAAGTGACGATGGGCGCCGGCCTGACGCCAGCCCAGCTGCCGCTGGGTGTGAGCGCGCTGCTCATGCCGACGCGCGTCATCAGGTTCTAGTGATCAGGTTTTAAGGACAGCTATAGCCATGCAAGCCGGACGACTCGACCAGCGCATCACGATCAAGCAGAAGGTGGCCACACAGGACACCTTCGGCGGCGAGACCGTCACATGGACGGACGTGTGCACGGTATGGGCGCAGGTGCAGCCGATCACCGGGCGCGAATATTTGCAGGGCAAGCAGTTGCAGGAAGAGCAGACCGCGCGCATCCGCATCCGGCACCGCACGGGCATCGTGCCGGCGATGCGCGTGCATCTCGGCAGCCGCACGTTCGACATCCTCGACGTGCAGAACATCGACACGGCCGGCAAGGAGATCGTGCTGATGTGCAGGGAGTTGATGTAAGGGGTTATTGACGATGGCATCGAGCAAGCGCTGGGGCAAGGGCATACAGGTCTCGACGACGCTGAAGGGCGGCGAGGATCTGCTGCGCAAGCTGAAAGGCCTGGGGCTTGATGCGCAGAAGGTGGCCGATGTGGCCACACGCGAGGCGATGGAAGTTTCGCGCGCGAAGATCGAAGCCGACGCGCCCGGGCCTGGCATCGTGATGGCGCCGGACAAGTCGCCTGCATCCGGCGTGGCGGTGTTTGTCGTGGGGCCGGACAAGGATCACTGGTATTACCAGTTCTTTGAAACCGGCGTGAGCGCGTTCGAGATCAACATGGTCAAGCGCCGCACGAGGCGCACGGCGACGGAGAAGAAGAGCGGCAAGCGGATGCGCGGCCGCAGGATCCGCAGCGAGGGCAGCGTGCTGGCCTTCGAGGCGTCCGGCGGCGTGGGCGGCGCGGTGGTGTTCGCCAAGCGGGTCCAGCGCGGCCCGATGGCTGCCCAGCCATTTATGCGGCGCAACTTCCTCGGCAGCGAGAACCCGATGAAGGACAAGTTCGGCTATGTGATCTCGAAAGCGGTGATTGCGAAGTATCTGGAGGGCGCGTGATGGCGAATCCAAGCAATGTGAAGCGCGTCGAACTATCAGTTGCAATACTGGCAGAAATGCTGACCGAAGGGTGGACGGCTGGCACAGAACGCGTTGTGCGCTGCATCAGCGGACTGCCGGCTGGCGCGCAGTATGTGCGCGGCTGGATGAATGAATCGAATTGCACGGTCAATCTGGTGTTTGCGCACCCGTCATTCCCTGAAATTCTGTGGGGCGAGACGATCCCGATTCTGGATGTGACATTGCGCACGGAGGCATTGCCGAATGGCAACGCTTGAAGAAGCCCTGTGGAGCTACCTCACGAGCGCGCCGCGCGAGACGGCGGCGCTGGTCAGCACGCGGCTGTATCCGCTGCTGGTGCCGCAGGAGCAGCCGATGCCGTCCATCGCATATCAGCGCGTCGGCACGCAGCCGAAGATGGCGCACGACGGCCCGGGCGGCTGGACGCGCGCGGTGATTCAGTTCACCTGCCACGCGCCGACGTTCGCCGGTGTGAAGGCCTTGACGCTGGCGCTCAGGCACGACCTGAGCGGCCTGCGCGGGTCGATGGGCGCGGATCCGGTCGACGTGCACTTCTGCAACCAGGTCAATGAGAACGACCAGGATGAATTGTTTGATGCAGCGGTCAGCCGCTGTGATTTTGAGTTTCTCTATAAGGAATAGAGCAAGGCATAGAGCAAGGAGTTAATAACATGGCAGAGCAAGGTGGATTTGGCGTCAAGCTGAAGATCACAGTCGGCACCGCGCTGACCGTCGTCGCCGGCGTGCGCGAAGTGGAGTTCCCGGAGTTCGAGAAGATGCTCGCGGATGCCACCTCGCACGACTCGTCGGGCGGCTGGCGCGAGATGATCGACACCGGCAAGAAGTCGCTCAACGCGTTCACGGTGACGCTGAACTGGGACAAGGCGCAGGCCACGCACGCGGCGATGGTCACCGCCTTCAGCAGCACGTCGGCGGTGAACATGTCGATCGAGGACCCGTCCGGCAGCGAGATCATCGCGTTTGCAGCGTTCATCAACAAGATCGGGCGCGTCGCCGAGCAGGAAGAGGTTTATAGCGCCGAGGTCGAGATCACGCCGACCGGCGCGCCGACGATCACGCCGTAAGGGAGGCTGGAGCATGCCACTACTCACACGCGAGCAGATCCTCGCGGCTGACGACCTCAAGCGCGAAACCATCGCCGTGCCGGAGTGGGGCGGGGACGTGATCGTGAAGTCCCTCACCGGCGTCGAGCGCGACGCGTTTGAAGACAGCGTGGTGAAGCAGCGCGGCAAGAGCCGCGAGCTGAACCTGCGCAATGCGCGCGCCCGCCTGGTGTCGCTGTCGCTCATCGACGAGGCCGGCAACCGGCTGTTCACCGATGCGGACGTGGAGCTGCTCGGCAAAAAGAGCGCGGCGGCGCTCGACCGCGTGTTCAGCGCGGCGCAACGGCTGAGCGGGCTGACCGAGAACGACATCGACGAGCTCGCAAAAAACTCAGGGAGCGGCCAGAGCGACAGTTCTACTTCCGACTAGCTCTGGCGCTGGGCTGCACGGTGGAGGAGCTGCTGAGTCGCATCAGCAGCCATGAACTGACCGAGTGGATGGCCTATGACACGATCGAGCCGTTCGGGCATGCGATTGATCATCGCATGATGGCGCAGGTGGTTGCAGCCATCTACAACGTCAACCGCGACCCGAAGAAGGGCAAGCTGCTGGACGCAGACGATTTCATGCTGAAGCGCGTCGAACGGGAAGAGCAGACCGAAAGCGACATCTACGCGCGCTTCCGCACCTGGGCAAAACTACATGGCAACGCTGGCAACACTGGCCGTTAAGCTGATCGGCGACACCTCCGGCTTTTCTGAAAGCATGAGTGGCGCCGCCGGCCAGACCAGGCAATTCGCCGACAAGTTCGAAGGCGAGGCCAGGCGCATCGGCGGCCTGGGCTCGATCATGCAGGGCGCGATGAGCTGGGTCACGGGCAACGTGATCATGAAGGGCATCGACGCCGTGGTCGGCTCGCTCGGCAATCTGAAGAGCGGCATGATCGACGGCAACGCCGAGTTCGAGCGATATACCGTGCAGTTCGGCGTGTTGCTTGGCTCGACCGACGCCGCCAAGGCGCGCCTCGAAGACCTTGCGAAGTTCGGCGCATCCACGCCGTTCGAATTGCCTGAGGTCGTGAAGGCAGACAAGATCATCCAGGGCTTCGGGCTGCACAGCGAGGAGTCGGCGAAGAAATTCGGCTTCACCGGCGAGGAGATCCGCACCATCGCCGGCGACACGGCGAGCGGCGCCGGCACCTCCTTCGAAGAGATGGCCGCGTATATCGGCAAGTTCAGCGCCGGCGCGACCGGCGAGGTGATCAGCCGATTCCAGGAGCTGGGCATCACCACGCGCGAAGAATTGACCAAGCTCGGCCTGGAGTTCGACAAGTCCGGCTCCTTGCTCAGCCCGCTGCCCGAGGCCACGCAGGTCGTGCTGGACCTGATGAAGAAAAAATACGGCGGCATGATGGACGCCCAGAGCGGGACGTTCGAGGGCATGATGTCGAACCTCAACGACTGGGTCGCCGGCACGCTGCGCACCATCGGCCAGCCGATCTTCGAACTGCTGAAGGACAAGCTCGGCGGGGTGCTGGAGTTTCTTGGCTCGCCGGCGGTGCAGGGCGCGATCACCGGCTTCGCCACCACGCTGTCCAACGGCATCGGCGCGGCGATCGCGTTCATCACGCCGATCATCGACCAGGGCATCGCGCTCTTCACGACCTTTGCCGACCAGATCGATTACTTCGTCCGCATGGTGGTCGACGGCTTTGACACCGCCGGCCCCTTTGGCGCGGTCAGCAACGCCGTCTATTTCATCGCTGATGCGCTGGGGCTGGGCGGCGACGAGGCCAGCGCATTTGCCGACAACGTCGGCGCGGTGGCCGAGCAGGTGGGGTCATCCATCAACGACATCATCGCGTTTGTCACGGCGCTTTGGAACAACATCACCGGCGTCTTCAGCGGCTCCAACAGCTTCACCGAGCTCTTCCGCGACTGGTTCGACGCGGAGGCGGTCGGCGGCTTCATCGACGGCCTGATCGGCAACGTGCGCGACCTGGTTGCGTTTGCGCAGGCCAACCTGCCGGCGTTCCTTGCGGCCTTCCAGTCGGTGGTCGGCGAGGTGGTCACGTTCGTGCAGTCGAACTGGCCGACGATCCAGGCGATCATCGAGACCGTGCTCACCAACATCGCGGCGTTCATCGAGTCGCCGCTGAAGCCGGCGCTGGCGTTTGCCTATGAGCTCTTCCAGAAGATCGTGGCCGCGGTGACCGAATACTGGCCGCTCATCACGCCGATCGTGAGCCGGGTGCTGACGGCGATCCAGAACATCGTGCAGGTGGTGCTGCCGATTGTGCGCACAGTGTTTGAAAGCGTCTTCAACGCGCTCAAGCCCATCGTCGAGGGCGCGCTCAACCTGGTGCTCGGTGTGGTGAAGAGCGTGCTGCAGCTGATCAACGGCGACACCGCCGGCGCGCTGCAAACGCTCAAGACCACCTTCGAAACGGTGTTCGGCGAGGTCGTGAAGTTCATCGAGTCATTGCCGGAGAAGTTCGTTTCATTCGGCAGGCAGGTGATTCAGGGCTTCATCGACGGCATGAACCAGATGGGCGAGGCGCTGAAGGCGAAGATCTACGCCCTCATTCCCGAGCCGGTGCGCAAGATCCTGAACATCGCGTCGCCCTCGAAGCTGATGCACTACTTCGGCGAGATGAGCGCGCTGGGCTTCGTGTATGGCTGGGAGGACGTGTTCGACCGGCACCCGCTGATGTATGCGATGAATGCGCCGCAGCCTGCCACGCCCGCTCAGGACGCGCTGCCGAACCGCGGCATGGACCCGAATGAAATCTCCCGCCCGGAGGCGAGCGGCCTGACCGGCAATGCAGCCGGCGGCCCCAACGGGGGCGGCGGGTTGAATGGCGGCGGCACGCGCGTGGAACTGGTGCTGGACGGCCGCGCCCTGGGCAGCGTCCTGCTGGAGCACCTCAACAACGCGACCCAGGTTGACGTGGATCGCTACAGCGCCCCGTGAGCGCGCTTGTGAGGCTAAACCATGGCGGACTATATCGAGATCTCGACCACCGGCAACATCAGCGGCGCGAAGAAATTCCGCGTGCTGCTGTCTGCGGAGATTGTGGACGACGGCTACACGCAGGCCGTCGACTACCAGCCGCAGACGCTCGACGGCAGCCCGATGATCGCGTTCGGGCCGGGGAAGAAGTATTTTCGCTACACGCTGATCTTCCCTTACTCCGGCGCGCCGACGGGCTACGCCAATTACAGCGACGCGCAGGCGCTCTTCACGACCGACACCACCGCCGGCGTGCAGTTCAAGTTCAGGGCGATGAAGGACACGACCGTGTATGACGTGATCAACGCCGCGAAGGGCGCATGGGCGCCGCGGCTGTTGACGAAGGCGAAATACGACGCGGCGGCTGTTTACACCATCCCGATTCAGTTGCACCAGATATAGGCACAAGACATGCGAACCGTTGATGCTGCGATCACCGCCGGCGAGATCTCGCCCGCGCCGGCCTACCGGCACAAGGCCTTCATTTATAACCCGCTGCTGGCCTTTGCCGCGCCGAGTTCGAACGCCGACGGCGCGCTCGACCTGGCCGCGCCGCAGACGTATCGCATGCGCTCGAGCGGCAACGTGGCCTATGCCGCATATCGCCACACCAACGGCACGCACTACCTGCGCGCCGTCGACGTGACGAGCGCGGCCAATGCGTCGCTGGCTGCCGCAAATGCCGTGACGATTGCCAACAGCGGCACGATGGCCGCCCTGCGCAGCGGCTTCAGCATCGAATCCGGCACGCATTACATCTACACGGCCGTGCCGTCCGGCGGCGCGATCCAGGTGCAGCGCGCGTCGCTGTCTGGCACCACCAACCCGCTCACCGCGAGCTTCAGCAACTACGGGCCGACCTTCGGGAGCGCGCTCACCAACACCGCGACCTTCATCCGGCGCGTCGAGGCGGTGTGCCCGTGCGACAACGGGCAGGTGGTCGTCGCCGTCGGCGAGCACGACTTCACCAACAGCCTGTCGACGATCACCTTCTGGTTCCTGCCCACCAACGCCGCCGCGGTGCAGCTCAACGCGATCCTGCACGTGCCGTTCGGCGAGGCGTATTCGTCCTGGTATGGCAACGCCAAACACTGCGCCTTCATCAGCGCGGCCTACGAGTCGGCCACCGACCGCATCATCGTCGTGGCCAACGCAGCCGCAAGCGGCCGGGCGGTGTATTTCACGATCCAGAACGGCGTTGAGTCGGCCGTGCGCAGCGTGATCCCGATCGATGCATCGGTGACGACGGTGAACTTCCTGCCGGCGTCGCTCACGAGCATCAACGGCTGGCTGTATTTGACCGGCCGCATGACCCGCAAGCGCACCTCCGGCGCGGCGCTGACCGCCTTCGACGGCTATCTCATCGGCGACGCGTCGGGCATGTTCAGCCTGGGCGAGCGCAGCCATGTCGTGACCACCTCGACGTGCTACGGCGCGCTGCTCCTGCCCGCCGGCGGCTCGACGGTGTATTACATCGGCAACGGCAACCACACCACCGCCGCGGCCACGCCCTTCCAGAACTCGTCGATCACGGGCACCGAATACACGAGCCGGCTGATCGGCTGGACGCTCGACCAGGGCACGAACGGCGCGGACGGATTCAGCGCCACGCTCGACAACGCCGACGGCGCGCTATCCACCGACAGCCTGCTCGCCGGCGGCAAGGTCCTGCAGCTGCAGTCTGGGCAGGGCGCCACGCTGGCCAATATGGGCGAGTATGGGCTCGACCGGCCGCGCGTGGGCGTGAGCGTGTCGGGGCGCGCGCCGCTGGCCATTTCGGGCCGCTCGCTGGGCGACAAGACGCTCTTGAACTGGAAGAGCCCGCTCACGCTGCAACTCATGGCGCGCTCTCGAATCAAGACCGACCTCGCCGACGGCCTGGCCGGCCTGATCCAGAAGACGGCGGAGATGAACAGCGCGCGCCTCGGCTTCAACTCGACCGGCATGGTATATCGCGGCCTGAACGAGCCGTGGATTGCGCTGGCCGACGAATACGACCACGGCGACGGCCTGACGCACCTGGTGACAAAGGCGGATGTGAGCGACGCCTATCACCTGTCGACGATCGGCGTGCTGATCGGCGCAAGCGACGAGGGAAGGGGCAACGTGTTCGTGCTACCGAAGGACGGCACGTGGGGCGATGACGTGCTGACCGGCCCGCAGATGCGCGTGCTGAGCCTCAACAGCATCGACCCGCTCGACCCTAACAAGGACGACACCGGCTGGAACATGACCCCGCGCGCCAACGGCCTGGTGAAAGCGGTGGATACCGGCAACGTGCGCAGCGTGGCGGCGACGGGCTCATATCTCACCTCGTCCAGCTTCGCCATGACGCCCGGCACGAAGTATGGCGTGGCCGTGCGCACCGCCGGCCGGCGAGCGCAACTCTGGACACGCGCGTGGAACCTGGCGCCGGCGTCCTGTGCGGCCAACGCCGGCTACACCCTGCGCAGCGAGTTCGTCTTCGGCTATCAGGCGCGCAAAAGCCACAGCGACACCCCCCGCAGCGGCGTGGCCATCTCGACCGACGTGTGGGGCGACTCGAGCGCGCTGTCAGCGAGCAGCTACGAGGACTTCGAGCAGACGCTGACGCACGCGGTCAACTGGGCGGTGCAGGAAGATTTCAACGTGGCGGCGGTGAACTGCAACGGCCAGTCGCCGATCGGCGACCGGCTGAGCGTGAACTGCACCGCCACGCCGTCGATGCTGATCGTCGGGCAGTATGTGCGCCTCGCCATCCCTGACAACTCTGACCAGATCCTGCGCATTGCCGGCATCACAGGCAACAACGTGCAGTTCACGTCGCATTACGGCCTGTCTGCCCCCGGCGCAAACGGCACGATCTACACGCTGTATACCCACAACGTGTGGGGCACTGCCGACTGCGGCAAACGCAATTACGTGGCGACCGAGGCCGACGAGCTCGGCGACCTGCCCATGCCGATCGACCCGAAGGCGAAGAAGAAGGGGCGCGCTTCGCGCGGGCGCGGGATCTTCGTCACCGACGACAACACAGCCGCGTCGATCCGCATGCTGGAGACCGACGGCGTGCGGTTCTACCTGTGGAGCGGCGGCGAGAACGGCACGCGGGTGGGCTGGGACCTGACCAACCCCATCGCCGCAGACGATGACCCGTTTTACGATTCATCCTCCGACCCGAGCGTGTGGCGCGTGGTGATGCACCACGGCTACGTGTTCGACGGCGCGCCGGCATCCAAGGGCCTGCCGTCGATCGGCTACCTCATGGTCGATGATGAGGTGATCCGCTACGCGTCGTTCACGTTCTACAAGCGCGGCATGGCCGCGCAGAACACGTGGACGATTGTGCCGGCCTTCTATGCGCCGCTCGCGGCGGCCACAGGGCCGACCTCGACGCTGCGCAACTGGCGCTCGTCCGGCGGCGCGCAGCCCGGCGACGATCTCGGCGACATCCAGACCAACTTCGGCGTCAACCCCGCAGGGCTCATGGTGGAGGTTGTGTCGAAGAACGGCGCGCCCGGCGAGGGCGACAAGCAATACTACGTGGCCAGCGCCACGAAGGTGGGCTCGCCGACAGCCGGCAACACTTCCTACGTCACGCTGACCGAGCCGTATGAAAACAGCGTGCGCGGCCCGGATCCTGACAGCGTGCTTGCCGATGGCACAATCAACCCGGCGCTGGCCAAGACCAAGCTCGAAGGCGATCTCGCCGTGCTGAGCGGGCGCGGCCAGTGGGGCACGGCCAAGACCACCCATGAAGCCGACGCGCCGGTGGTGTATTACCCGTGCGACGCGAACGGCGCGCAGGCCACGGTGACGCTGGAGTCCTACCGCTATTTCTCCGGCCTGTATGTGTCCCTGCGCGATGCGATCCAGCGAACGGCGCGGCTGGCCGGCATGCGCAGCGCCGCCTTCCGCTATGCCTTCTCGACGCCCACTGCGGTGATCACGCAGGCGATCACCACCACGCCCTACAGTCTGCCAGCGCGCGAGAACCTGAGCGACTTTGTCCTGCGCATGCAGGCCTTCCTGCCGGTGAGCGGCCGGCTGAACGTGTATTTCCGGAGCTACTACCGCCTCACGCTCCAGCACAACGGCTCAGGCGGCGTGCTGGTCGGCCTGGCCACGACGAAGACCACCGCGCAGGGCGGGGTGGATGCCGACGGATCCGGCGACCGCTGGCTGGGCTATCTCACGGTGCCGGTGAACGCATGGATCTCAACGACGGCAACCAAGAATGTCGAGATCACGCTGGCGGTGGTCGGCGACGACATCGTGATCGAGCTGGGCGGCCAGCCGCTCTTCACCTTCGACCTGACGCTGTTCGAAGGCGACACCTGGAACTACAACGTGCAGACGGCCGGCCCGATTCAGGTGGAATACACCGCCACGCAGTCGGGCAACTCGGCGACCTTCGAGCTGATCGAGCTGTTCGACGAGGCCGGCGACATCGTGATCGAGGAGAGCGCGCGCGGCGACGGAAGAAGCGCCCGCGGCGTGATCGACAGCATCATCGGCGCGCGGATGATCCGCAGCCGCGCCACGCAGGCGGGCGGGGTGGAGTTCTCGCAGTTCTGGACGCGCGACGACATCGGCGAACTGCGCAAGAACCTGCTCAAGCACAACTGGGAGAAGGCCGACAAGGCGCGCACGGCGCACCAGAAGGTGACCGGCCTGGACGATGTGGGCGAGGTGCTGGACATGACGGTGATCGCCGCCGACGGCTATGACTTCTCGGGCATTTCCACGGAAATCACCGGCGCGCCGAACGCCTGCCAGGTAGAAAGCCGGCTGCAGGGGCGCGAGAGCGCCGAATTTGCCGAGGAGCATGAGCTGAGCGGTTACGGCCGGCTCGCCGCGCAGCCGGAAGATCGCTGCGCGCTGGCCTACGGCCCGGGCGGCGACATCGCCACGCAGGCGAGCACGAACATGGTGATCACCGGCGTGCGGCTGGACGCGCAGAACGCCAGTGTGAAGGCAACCTACAAGCTCAGGCTTTACAAGGACGTGCCGGCATGAGGACAGCGTGAGGAATACAGCATGAGGGACCCACAAAGCTTTGGCCAGCAGATCGCGCGCGGGCGCAACATCGGCAGGACGATGCGCGCGGTCGTGTTTGAAACAGGCAGCGGCACCGCCGGGGTGGAGCTGCCGGACGGTGTTCGCCTGCGTCGCGTGGCCTCCGGCAGCGGACTGGCTGTCGGCGACGTGGTCGATGTGGAGATCGGCGGCAACGGCGCGCGCGTGATCACATCCGGCGATGCCGCGGGGTCGAGCAGCTCGACGGTGTTGACTGCCCCTGCCGGCGCCGGCGGCGCACTCACCGGCGCGCCTTCGCCACACGACCTGCTCGGGGCGCACCACACGCTGCCGACGCTGTCGCCCAACCTGGTCCTGGCATCGCTCTTGTCCGGCTCTGGCCAGCCGTCCTTCCGGGCGCTGGGCGTCAATGACCTGCCGGCGATGACCATCGGCGCCGGCAACGGCCTGACGGGCGGCGGTGACGTTCGAGGCAACCCGACGCTCAACGTTGCCGTGGCCAACACCGGCGCAGCCGGCCTGACGGTCGAGGCCGATGCGGTGCGGCTGACCAGCTCGAGCAGCCCGGGCGCAGCGGCATCCATCCTCGCCAGTGACGCCAACGGCTTTCTGACCTTGCCGCAATTCCTCGCGACCACCAAGGTGCGCACACCCTTGATTGACACGGCATCTGGCGCGCTGACACTGACGCCGGCCACCGGCGTGGTGTTGACCGACGGCAAGACCATCGGCGGCTCGACGACGTTTGTATCGGGCTTTGCCGGCGCGGGCTGGCGTGTCGATCAGGGTGTCAGCTATGCCGGCCAGGCGACCGCAGAATTCGACAACCTGGTGGTGCGCGGGTTGCTCAGGGTCTATGAACTGGTCATCAACAAGATCCGCGTCAGCCGTGGCAGCATGATCGTGTCCCCTGGCGGCGGCAAGGTCGCGACCGTGTCGGGCAGCGGGCCGTATACACTTGCGTTTGACGACGATCACGGCCTGGCTGTCGGTGACCTGCTCAGGGCGCAAAAATTCACCGGCTCAGGCACGTATCTGAGTTTGCTGGCTGTTACGGCCGTGCCGACCGGCACGACGGCCACCGTGACGCTGTCCAGCGGCGTGGCGCCGGCGGCCGGCTATGAATATGCGGTGGTCGGCAACTCGTCGAACACGAGCCGGCAGGGCGGGTTGTTCCTCACTGCCGATGACTCGGGCGCGCCGTTCATGGACATCTACGACGGCGTCGCTGCGCACGCAGACTTCAACACCAGCGGCAAAACCAAGACGAGGATCGGCAAGCTCACCGGCATCACGGACAGCTTCTTCGGCACGCTGGCAGGCTATGGGTTTTACGGCAACCGTGTCTACATCAACGGCGGGTTCATCAACGGCTCGCTGATCATCGGCCCGGGCGTCGGCTTCAGTGTGCCGGCGCTGATGCATTGCGCGTTCGACACGCCCAGGCAGGGCAATGCCGTCAATACCAACGGGCACAAGGGCCAGGTGCCGACCATCACCGGCGGCGTCAGCGGCATGATGGGTAAATTCAGCGGCGCGGTGGCCGTGGGCGAGGCAACGACCAACCGCATCCTGAATCCGTCAATTGAAACGAACACCACCGGCTATGCATCCGATGGCACAGTGACGCTGTCGCGCTCATCTGAGCATGCGCTGTTCGGGCAGTATTCGCTGAAGTGGGTTTACTCAAGCGGCTCGGCCAACGTTTATTACAACGTGTCCGGCACGCTGGCCGCGTCCACCACGCTGACCTTCAGCGTTTACGTGCGGCGGCTCGATGGTGGCGTGGTGTCGGGGTTGTCGATGTATCTGGACAGTTCCTACGGCACCCTCACGCCAACCATCACGCCTGTCGGCAACGGTTGGTATCGCGTGTATGGCACGCGCGCAATCTCCGCGCTGGGCAACCACATCGTCGGGCTGACCGGCATGGCGACCAACACGCAATGGTTCTTTGATGGCTGGCAGGTTGAGGCGCGGGCATACACCACGCCCTATGTCGATGGCTCGCTCGGCAGCGGGTATGCATGGACGGGCACCGCGCACGCATCCACATCGTCGCGCACGGCCGCCGTGCTTGCGTATCCAATCAACAACACCATTTCGCCTGTCAGGGGCTCCGTCAGCATGTGGATCCTGATGGAATACTACAAAGTCGGCCTGGGCGGGGTGTTGTGGAATGCCGGCGACGCCAACGGGGAATTCCAGGGCCAGGTGAGTGCAGCGGGGTCGTTGCAGCTGTATATCAACGGGAACACCGTCACGCACCAAACACAGGTGCCTGCCGGCTGGCATCACGTTGCGTTTACATGGGATGTGCCCGCCAACACGATGCGCGTGTATCTGGATGGCGTGCCTTCGACCAGCGCTGGCACGCCTTCGACGACACTGCCAACGCTGCACCCATCAACCATCCAGATCGGCGGCAGTTCATTGATCGGCACAACCTACAACCACAACAGCCTGATTGACGACTTCGCCATTCTCGATCGCGCGCTGACGGCGGATGAGATAACAGCCATTTACAACAGCAACGCGCCGCTGAATGTGTCGCGCTCGAACTATGAGCTGATGCTGACCGAAGACGGCTATGGCAAGGTCATCGCCAACGCCGCCGGCATCTATGGCACAGACACATCGAACAAGCCGACATTCTCACTGGTCAACGCCGGCACGACGGTCAACGGCGAGGTGATGACCGCAGGCGACACGATGCTGGGCGATAACTCGAGCGGGAAGGGCAATGTGCTGTTCGACCAGTCGACAGGGGCGCTCAACATCCGCGCCGGCACAACCAACATCCTGTCATTCTCAAGCGCCGGCGTAATCGAGGGCGCCATGAACCTTGGCGCGTCGGGCGGCATCTATCAGGGCAGCACCGGCTCATTCTCAAGCGTGGGCACCGGCATCAAGATCTGGCGCGGCAATGGCACAACGGACGGCGGTGTGGCGGGCGATTGCATCATTGGCGTGTTTGATAGCGGCGCTTACACGATGAGCATCACGCCGTCGAATGCCATCACCATCGTTGGTGGCACGGGCTATGAAGGCAAGCGCGCCTTGTCGTTTGTGCAATCAAACGGCACCAAGCTGGGAGAGGTTTACAGCTACACCGACGGCAGCACGTATAACGCGATGCGGATCGGCACCTACTCCAACAGCTCATCGCGCTCGCCGGTTGTCTATGTGGACTCAAAAATCGAAGCCGGAAGCGGCACAGCGACGGCGCAACTCATTGCGTCAAAGTTTGTCCAGTCAACCATTTTCTATGACCGCCCGCGCGCCGTAGTTTCAAACACCGTCAACGTGGGCACACCGTCTGCGACGGTTACGCTGGAAGTCTATTCAAAAACAGGATCGTCCGCGACGGCGGCACTGACTGACAACAACGGCACAACGTCATTTGTCGTCACCGCCGGCTCAAAGTCGTGGCGCATCGACCACCCATTGAGGCCGACAACGCACTGGCTTGACCATGTGGCCGTTGAGGGTGACGGGCACTTCACCTTCTATCGCGGCAACGTCGTGCTGGATGCACGCGGGCGGGCGGTGGTGCAGATGCCGAATTGGTTCGACGCGCTGAATGAGGATTTGGCTGTCACCTATGGCGCCTGGGGCGAGGCGAAGCCAGGCGAGCGACCGGCGCGCACGCTCGACCTCATCCCGAATGGCTGGATCATTACCGGCGAACCGCATGCCAAAGTGTCATGGATCGCAACCGGCAAGCGGCGCGATCCGTGGGCAGCGGCGCATCCGTTCACGGTCGAGGTCGAGAAAGAAGAATCACATCAGGGCACGGTGTATACGTGGATGGAACACGGCCTTGATGAATCATTCGCGCCGCCGTCGGTGCTCGATGTTAATCCCGCACCCGCCGGCCAGTGAGCGATTCATAGGCGCGGATCATCTCGCGCACCATCCGCGCAAGCAGCGGCGGCAGCGACCATGCGCCGGCCAGGATGCAGGGAATGGCGAATGCAAGCTTGATCTGGATGTGGGGCTGGCTGCTGAAGCCCGGGATGGCGAGGGCGAGCAGGACGATGATGATGGTTGCGGCCGCCCACATGCGGATTCTGAAGTAGTGAAGATCGTTGTTCATCGACTATGACAATCGTATACCCGTATACCCTTATACTGATGGTCGTACGATGCGGCGATGAGCGCATGACGCAAGGATGACAGGAAGGTGATATGCCACTGATAACCGAAACGCCCGTCGCGCTGGTGAGCGCAAATCAATGGGTGATAGCCGATGTGAAGATCGACCCGGCGCTGCCGTCGGTGTCCTATCAGGTCGTCGCAAAGCTGAACGGGGCGGAGGTTCAACGCACAACCATATCAGCCGCCGGCGCCGAGCTGCTGAGCATCGAGGGGATGCCGCAGCTGTATGGCACGATCAAGGCCATGCTGTATGCCGACGCCATCGCGCGCGGCATCATTCCACAGGGAGCCACAGAACAATCATGAACGATTTGATCGAGCAGAACATCAAGGCAATTGAAACGCAGATCGTGCAATTGCAGGGCGCGCTCCAGGTGTGGCAGGCGCTGAAAGAGGTGGGCGCAACTGTCACCGTGCCGGAAGCTGCACCCGCTGCAGCCCTGGAAGCGCAGCCGGATCCAGCCCCAAAAGAAGACGCACCGGCCGCCGGATAAAGGGCCGGCAGTAGGGCGGGGCATTTCCGCGGAAATGAAATGCGCCGGCGGCTGAACCTCAAGGGGGATACGGTTCAACCGCCGGCGCAGGTGCAGTATACAAAATGACCACCGGTCTCTCGGTGGTCATATGACTCAGACGGAAGCGACGGGCGTCGCTTGTGCGCGAGTCATATGCGCCACACGTCGCCGTCACGGGTCAGGCGTGTGCGATCAAACAACACCAGGAACTCCGGATGCGGCTTGATGCCGGCAATGCGCCGGCGTTCCGTGTCCACAATCACCGCTGCGCACATCGCCTGCACGATCTCGCGCCGGATGTATTTGCTGGCCGTCGGCCAGATCTGCCGCAGCCGCACCATGCGCTCGCCGGCCTCCACGGTCCGTGCCGGCGCTGGAATGGCCATCGTTTCAATCTGCTCCTTCAACGATCGCGCGCGGCGCTCCATGCCGGGCAGGTCATCGTCGAGCACCATGCCGGCGTTGATCTGGTAGTTGATGCGCCTGAGCTGGCCGGCCAGCCGCTCGCGCGCCTCTATCGCCTGCGCCCGGGCGTCGTCCTGGGCGTTCACCTCGCGGATCGCCTCGCGCCAGTCGTCGGGCAGTTCCAGATCGGCGATGTAATCGTTCATGCAATCGACCAGCACGTCTTCAGCCACCGGGCGCGCCGGCGCCGTGCACGATTCCCCGCGCTGGGCGGCTGCGCAGCGATAGTAGGCCTTCTGGCCGGTGGTGCTGTGCCAGGCGCGCATTGGCTTGCCGCACACGCTACACACGGCGACGCGCTCGCCGAAGATGTAGTCATGTTTAAGTGGCACGGTGGCCAGCCGGCCGGGGTTGCGCCGGCGCGCTCGTGCAGCCAGTGCCGTTTGCGCCAGCTCATCATCGATAACGGCGGGGTGGGTGTTGCGCCGCACTTGCATCTCGCGCTTGTGCTTCGGCTTCTTGCGCTCCTCTTCGCCGATGTAGGTGGTGTGGCCGCAGTAGAACGCGGCGGCTTCCGGCGTGAACAATGCGCCGATGCCATCCTTCGTCCACGGCCGGCGCTCGTCGATCGGCGTGTCGTAGCCGGCTTTCATCCTGCTGTTGCTGCGCAGGCGGAGTGTGCGCGAGCCGGCTGCATTCAGCGCGGCGGCCACCTGTGTGTCGCTCTTGCCGGCGGCGCATGCCTCATAGGCGGTGCGCACGTGCTGCGATTCATCCACGAGCTGGGGCTTGCCGTCGGCGCTGCGTGTGTAGCCGTAGCGCAGGTCGCCGTTCCATAGGCCGGCCTGAAAGCGCTCACGCTTGCCTTTGGTGGTCTCGGCGCTGAGGTTTTGCAGATACCACTCGGCGAAGAACGCGAGGATGATCAGCACAACCTTGCCCAGCGGCGTGGTGAAGTCAATCGGCTCTGTCGCGCTGGCAAAGGTCACATCGTGCTTTTGCAGATCGTCGAGCGTGAGCAGCACGTCGACCAGGTTGCGGGAGAAGCGGTCGAGCTTATGGCACACCAGCACATCGAAGGCGCCGGCGTGCGCGCCCTTGAGCATGTCCTGAAATCCGGGGCGGTCGGTGCTCTTGCCGCTGCGTGCCTCGTCGGTGTAGAGCGCGACGATGTTCCAGCCAGGCTTGCCGGCGACGAACGCCCGGCAGCCGCGTTCCTGCGCTTCGATGCTCCAGCCTTCGGATTGCTCCTCGCTGGAGTAGCGCATGTAAATGGCGATGCGCGTCATGCAGATTCCGGCTGCGGCTCGAGCTGGCCTTCAGCAGCGGCGATTGCGCGCATGAGGCGTTGCACGCGCGGCGGGTAGGCGCTGAGCTTGGATCGCGGCACGACCGGCAAGCGTGCGACGTTTGGCGCGCGCTTGGGCCGGCCCGGCCGGCGAGGGTGGGGGAGTTTGCGGGTCACTTGCCGCCTCCGTTTTTGTCACACATCAACGCATGAACAATCATGCCGGCGTAAAAACTCCAAACGGCGATTCCAAGCGCAGAGATGACAGAGAATTGATTGCTGAGTTGCCAGCAGTGCGCAACGATCAACACGCCCATCAGCGGTAGGGCGAGAATCCTATTTGTGCGCGTGCTCATTGTTTGGTGCATCAAGGGGTAAACCCGCCTTGCTGAGATAGTCGTCAAGCTTCTCCAACTGAAAACCCAGAGGGCCAACACGTCGACGATATGCAATCACTTCATTTGCTATGCTTGCAAGTGGCTGCAGCTCGGCGTTGGCTCTGGCCATGTCGTCACGCTCGCGGCCGATGCGCTCGAGGTCGGTGTGAAGCTTGGCGTTCTCGCTCTCCAATGCCCAGCCCCGCCGCAACAGTCGAGCGCGTGCACACTGCATCTCATTCGCCGCACTGGACACGGCTCGGTTTAACACCTTCGACGCGCAGAACGCACTCACACATTCTTCGAGTTCTTGCACCAGCACCGCAGTCGTAGCCTCGGGTGATCGCTGGGCCGTGTTGATTGGCTCACCGTAAAACGCCTTTATTTCATTATCCAATGCCGCAACGTAAGCGCGTAGATTTCTCACCTCAGCCACCAGCGCCGGCACGTCGGTGCGGGCGGCGGCGATGAAGTCAATGTTGCGATAGTCTTCATCGCGCATTGGGATTGTTGCAACACCATCAATGGCGCGATAAGCAAACATGAATGGGTCAACACCATTTGGCGGCAACGGCGTGTTAATCATCCCGCACGCGCAGCGTCCATCATTTGCGCCGCACTTCTCCCACGGCCCCGGCGTCGCAGCGTTCGCCCGCGCTTCGATGGCGTCCAGATCAAGCGCCGGCGTTGTCGTGTGGGTCTCTCGTTCTTCGCTCATGCTTTGCCCTCCCATATTCCGATATAAGTTTCCTTATATCGGTCATCAATCAATACTCTGTGTGGCTGATCATGTCGTCGTATGCACTGGGCATGTGTTTTTGCGCCCAATCCATCGCGGCGCGTGTGCCCTGTTCAACCAACTCGAACCGCTTACCGCATTTCGTGCAAAGCAGAAGACTCGTCAATTGTTCTTTGCAGTCGGGGCATTGGAGCATGTGCCCGTGCAACCCTATCGTCTCAGCCACCTCGAATAGCGCTGCCGCGAGCTTTGCAATCACCACAAGGCGCGAGTGCCCATCTGTGCCGTGCAGGAACTCATGAGCATAGTGATTGGCGAAGCGCACTTCCTCGATCTCCCGTGGCGTTAAGCCTTGCTCAAGTAGTAATGCGTATACAGGATTCTCCTGCGCCCACTGAATCACTTCGACTTCGCTTTTTGCCGCCATGCTGCTCCTAATACGCCGCCCTGCCGACGCGCACATCGTCGCCGGCATTGCGGTCAATGTATTTCTTCGTGGTCTCAAAACTCTTGTGCCGCGCTCGCTTGGAGATGAGCGCCGGGTTTTCGTCGGCGTGTGCAGCCGCAGTGATCGGTGACGCTCTGAAGGCGCGGTGCGGTGCGATGCGTTTCACTTCCAGCCCTGCCCGATCTGCCACACGCGCCACGATCTCGTTGATGTAGCTCTCGCAGGTCAATGGCTGGCGCGTGAGCTTGCCGTAGGCCAGCTTCACAAACACCGGCCCGTCAGTGATGCCGGCGGCGAATAGCCATGCATGAATCGCGCTGTGCAATTCGCCCAGCCAAACATCGAGATCGTCTATCTCTGGCGTTGCCGCATAGGCCTCATGATCTTCGCTCATCGTTGCTCCCATATATTCCGACGTAAGTTTCCATTCGTCGGATGAAATCTCTCTGGATGGGTGAAGATTGACCTTCACCCATCCTTCCCTTGCCTTGCCAGACCGCACCAAGCCGCGCCATGCCCGACCACATCCGGCCTTGCCACGCCGCGCCTCCGACACTTCCTTACCATGCCTGGCCGCACCCGGCCGCGCCTCGCCGCGCCTAGCCGCGCCATGCCCGACCACATCCGGCCTTGCCACGCCGCGCCTCCGACACTTCCTTACCATGCCTGGCCGCACCCGGCCGCGCCTCGCCGCGCCTAGCCGCGCCATGCCCCTGACACTTCCTCACTATGCCATGCCAGAGCGCGCCGCGCCTGACTTCACCCGACCGTGCCTCGCCCGTCCCGACCTCGCCCCCGACATTTCCTCACCTCACCAGGCCTTGCCTAGCCGGGCCACGCCGCGCCGGACCGCGCCTTGCCGAGCCTCGCCACGCCTCCGACCTTACCTACTTGACCATCTCCACCTTGAACCGACCATAGCGTGGCCGCCAATCACCAACCCCGATCTGTTCGCCGGCGGTCTTGACAATCAACTCAACCTGATCGCCATCCAATGTGTCTTCGAAGTATTCGACATCGAAGGTCATAGACCACTCATTGAACATGGGGCGGGTGCGCATCGTCTTCGCTTGACCAACGCGAACGGCAACGCGAAGCGCGTTTTGCCCACGCTCATAGAGCTTGTCGAACGGCAATTTGTCACCATCAAAAACAAGCGGGGCCACTTCTTTCACGTAGCAGCCAGATTGATACTTCTGGCCAAGCTTGAAGCGCTTCGCGCCATTCAGCAGACACGCATCTATCACGTCAGCGGGAATGACGATGCGTCCATTCTCTGAGTAGAGTCCTGCGAAAAACTCTATTCGTCCAATTTCGGCGTGGTCTTCGTCTGTCTTGTTTCGCTTGCTTGTCACCTTCTTCAGCTTCTTCGACCATTCGTTGAGCGGATCGCTCGTTTGGCCGTTGTGCAAAAGCAGTGGCGACGTTCCTGTGATTCTGAACTTCATACTTGACATTGTTTTTCTCCTTGTTAATCGGTGGTTTCATTTAATGAGTTGGTATTACCCAAACCTCACGCCTTCATTGGCCGTCTTCGCGCGCTTCGCATAGCGCGCCGGCATCTGAATCGAGTTCCAGCCACCCCAGTCGCGCAGACGGATCAGGTTGTTGTCTGTTGCGGCGATGTGCGTGGCGCCGGTGTGGCGCAGGTCATGCGCGCTCAGGTTGCTGAAGCCGATGCGCCGGCCCAGCGTGGCCACGAGCTGCGATATGGTGACGCGGGTCATCGGGTGATCACCCAGCTCGTCACTGTTCTGGATCGACCCGCGGAAGAACATCCCGATCGGCGGCGCGTCATGACGATGGTAGGACTCATACGCCCGGCGCGCCGGCGCAAACTCCGGCGCGTTCAGGTCATAGACGCCATGCGCCTGGTCGGTGCCCTTGACCTTGGGACGGAACACGTGCACCAGGCCTTCGATCATGTTCACGTCGCTCACCTGGATGCCGGCGGCCTCCTCGGCGCGCGTGCCGAAGTAATACAGCGTGGCGATCACTGCTGCATCGCGCCGGCCGCGCGGCGTGTCGGGCTGATCGAGCAGCGCCTGCACCTCCTGGCGCGAAAGCGTGTTGAAGTTCGCCTTCTTCGTGCTCACGCGCGTCGTTGCGCGGTGGCTGTCGATGTTCATGCCGGCGGCGGAACGGATGTTCGTCACCGCGGCAATGAGTGAGGCCTCCTCGGGTTCGATCACGCCGGCCTTGTGGGCGAGGGCGGCATAGGTGCGCACTACGCTCAGCCGGTTGTTGATCGTGCCGATGGCAAACCCCTGCGATTCTTTCATCCACTGCTTGAAGCCTTCGACAAGGCCCCAGGTGATGCCGCGCCACTGGGCCGGGTCGGTGGCCAGTCGCGGGCCGGTGGTCGCGTGCTTCTTCTCGCCGAGGTAGCGCGCGAACAGGTTGAGCGCGTCGACCTGCGTCTCCAGCGTGGCTTGCGACATCTCATCGGCATACAGATCGAACACGGCGCCGGCGGCGACGCGGTTGGCCATCTCGCCGAGGTCGACCGGGACGGCTGGCAAATTCGTCATTCTTGATTCTCCAATTCCTGATACCCCATTTCTGGTGTTTTTGTGCCGTTCCTTACATTCTCATAAATAATGTAAGGCTGTGAAGGCGGCCTGTAATCACTCTAATAGGCAACGATAGAACGAGTGTGCTGTGATGCGTTAACTCTTCTTTGCTTTTGGCTTGCGTTGCTTCTTCGCCGGCGTCACGGTCATCTCAGCCATGACGATGCGGACCCGCCCGACACGCTTACCGTCGCGCATGATTGGCTGCCACCCCTGGGTTGAGAATCGTTGAACTTGCGCCTCGCCTGACTCCTCAGCCGCACGTTGCAGCCCTTCAATTGCTTGGTTCATTTGCTCATAGAAATCTTTTGATGCCATGTGTTTCTTCCTTTACCTGGACTTAAATTAAGCAATACTGAGGCCGATCAAAGGCCTCACCAGCGCCTCGACCCGCCCAATAGCCGGCGGTGCTCGGCCTCGATCTCCTCTTCGGTCATGATCCAGTGCACCCAGGCATACCGCGCGAGCGCAGCGCCGATCAATGCCAGCGCCAGAAAGCCGGCCATGCAAATCTCGATGCTCATGGCTTGGCCTCCTCAATGGCGCGCGCGAACGGCTCGCTCACATGCGGCCAGGCTTCCATCCACGTGCGCACCTGCTGCAGGTCGTAGTTCGGCCAAACATGCAGCGTGAAGAGCGTCTCCGGCGCCGTGGGTTGCGCTGTCTGTCGGCCTGTCAACATGGCGAGGATGGACGCCGGCGCGCTGTTGTGGTCGACAGGCTTGAGGATGCCGAAGCATTCACACTCCTTTTTGAGAAAGGCGCGCGCCGGCTCGCTGACGGCATACAGCGTCAGGCAGCGCTCGCACGCGTCGGAGGGTTCGATGACCAGCTCGCGGGTCGGTTCTGGCTTGTTCACTATTGCTCCTCCTGGAACTCGTCCAGGAGCATGCGGCCCCGCGAGGTGATCACGCGGCCGCGCTCGGTGCTGGCGATGTAGTTGTTGCGCAGGAGGAACGGCTCGATCTCGTCACGGATCTCGATGCGGTCGATGTCCTGCAGCTGGCTGGCGATCAGGCCGGCGCCGGCGGGCCGCGGCTTCAACGCCGAGCCGTTCAGCTTCGCGATCGCGCGCAGCACGTGGATGTCGTTGCGCGTGG